TTATACTTGGGTTCTTTTAAAAGGTTTAGCTTAGGGAGGATTTGAAGGCAGGAGATCTTATATTTTTGAGCTTCGGCGATATTCTTAGCAACCATGATTGACATCTTACGCTCAAACGCATAGCTCTTTACCTTTCGCAGGACAAATGAAAAGATGCGATTAACCTCATTCTCAGAGAGGTTGAAGTCTTGCGCAACTTGCGAGACCTCAACCCCCTTGATAAGATTGGCAAAGATAAGTGCTTGATCAACCATAGATAGCCTAATTAGCTTGTTACAGGCACGCTGATGATGCCAAGATTTCCTGCGGAATTTACCGTGCAGGAGAAGCTCAGCTCAGGCATGCTGAAGTCGCCAATCTTAGAGTCATATGCCTTCATGTCAGTTGGGATACAGGCATACAGCAAGAAGTTTGTTTCCAGGCCATTATAGGAAGAGCCCATCATGGTCTGAAATGTATTAGCAGCACCTGCGGCAGAGTTTGTCATGGTCACAGTATCACCGTTTGTTGTGGTCCATGCATAGGAGATCTGAACCGCTGCACTAGCATCAGCTGCTGCAAAGGTGTAAATACCAGAAGCATATGAATACTGACCAGCGGCTGGGGCGGATGCCACGTTGGTCAATGGGATACCGGTTAAACCATAGATAACACCAAGATCAAGCGTGAAGGTGGCGCTATTCGTCGTGGTAACAGTATAGGCAGATGTAGCAGGCACACTATGAGGCTCAGCGTTGGCAATCAGGGTCTGACCTGCAACCATCAAACTGTTGTTAGGACCTCCGATAAAGTCACGAAGCTGACGTCCTTGATAATCAGCAAACTTAACCTTGCCGCTTACCTTTACCTGGCTACGACCAACGGCAACTGGAAAGATATTCTGCCCAAATAACTCTTTGGTGCTTGCCTTAAGGTCTAATGACGCAGACTGCAGCACCTTTGGCTGTACTGGGGTAGGGTTGGTGTCACCATCGATAAAGTAGGCAACCCCAGAGTTAAAGACGAGTGCTGGAGGATTATTGGCTGTCATGTTATTCTCCTTGAGGGTTAGGTAATTTTACTGGAACACTTACGCCCAGCGCGCGCTTAAGATCATCACGCGCTATTGTCAGTGACGCGTGAAGAGCAGTATGAGGAAGTACGTTGTGGAAATGACGTTCGAACCAAACATCAATCACCTCTCCTAGTATCTTACTTTCTTGTGTTTTTGCATGTTGAAGCTTGTCCATAAGATTTACATGAAGATTATCTTTATTGGCAAGATTGCCACGCCAAGTCCGTCTAGGTCTCCTGGTACCTTTATGATGCCACCGTCGATATAGCAATTGGTCACAAGCCCACCTAGCGTTTGCAGGCCTGTATGGCCAGGGGCTAAAACACCCCCTGAGTTAGGATCGATCGCATCAATGAGGGTATTTATCTCAGTGATTGGATATACATTAGGGTCAAGCCCAGTGGCTAAAAAGATATAGACGTCTACATCCATAGTCCTAACAGCTGGCGTTATATTCTTTCCCTTAACATGACTTTCCTTGTGCTCAACCTGATAAAGTGCTGGTTTATCTACAGTTGCGATCTGATCAAATGTCTGAAAGCGACGACTAACAGTTCTAAATGTGGTAGCTGTTTGCAGGAGTGCAAGCAACGCAAGGCTAACCTGTTCCCTAGTTGCAGTTGTCATGGTTGAAGCCCCTCAACCATGGCGTCTTTTAACCTTGCGATGATCACGTCTTGAAGATCAGCTAGCGATGACCGCATGTAAGACCGCTCTGGGATATGTGAACCTGGGTGATTGACACGCTTCGCAAACACCTGCTTTCCACCCATCATAAACGCAAGGGCTTGTCCATTTACAGCCTCAATCACGTGGGCTGCTGTTACACCACCATATTCTTGAATACGAGCATATGGAACATCACCAGATGAATAGACACGACCCACAACACTAGATGATGAGGAAGTAACATCCTGTTGGATGCTTTGCCCAAGACGACCAGTACGACGGTTTAACACCTGACCAAGGAGCTTATCAGTGATCACGTGGTTGCGCAGCCGCTCAGCAAGCTCATAGACAGCAGTCTCGAGGCTCGCCTGCACATTTGTAGGGATATGGCTAAGCCAAGCTTGGACAGCGGTATCATCAACTGTTACGGTGAACATATTCAGTTATCCTTGCGCAGGTTGGAAGCATTCCATTATTTGTGTCTCTAAGCCACTCAAGAAATAAAAGCTGGTCAGCCTCATTTTTCTCCTCACCAAGCCTGTATGTCTCATCAAACTCAGCGGTGTTAAGCTTATAGTGTCGCTCAACGATCTCAACATCCTTGCAAAATTTACGGATGTCACATCGCTTGGCGATGACCTCCCAATAAGCATTAAAATACCAGTGCCAAAGATTCTCAGGTGCCCACCAGCCAACTTTTCTTACAAGATCACCACCAATGGTGCAAAATCCGATTGTATTGTCCTTAGATGTTACGCCGTTATTCCCGTGAGCCACATAAAACTCACCGGCAGCTTCTATCAGTAGTTGATCCCAACCCTCAGTGTGAGCTGTCTCATCATCACTAATATACCCATAAAAATCCTCATGTGGGTATTGATTAAAGGCCCATCTCATTGCCCCACAAGAGCCTAGATTAGAGTCTGTAACATGCACCATCCAGCTTGTTGGGAGTGGAAGATCCTCATATCCATCTAAGTTGCCATTTACCACCACAACACCTGGCGTCGTGCACCCTGTGTCAATCAAGCTTTGCAAGGTGCGCTTGCAGCCCTCAGGTCTATTGTATGTTGGCAAAAGCCACATGTTCTATACCGGTAAGAATTTCTTATAGCCATCCAGCATCTGTTGGATATAGTCTGGCATGCCCGCAAGGTTGTATGAGGTCGTCTCAGTGCCTCCAACACTCTTGCTTCGTTGCCCAATTCTTTGCTTGTAGCGATACCGCTCACCAACCCACTCAATTACCCCATTTTCTAGGGTCGCAGGGATAAAGCTATAGCTTATAAGTAAGCTTGTGCCTATGTCAGCGGCGTTAAATGTGTACGTAGCAGCTCCATCAAGCCCAGGCACAACATTATATTGACCCTGAGCAGGAGAAATATTTTGGGCCACCGCCGTAAAAGAAATACCAGTCGTAGTTTTTATACCATCATCCTGCGCCCACGTGCCAAGCACACACTGCGTGGTGATAGCAGCACCACTTGGGATGGTAAATGATTGATTTAATAGTGCGTAGCCAGCATCATAGATGATCTGCACGTTGCTTGAGCCACGACAGTAGGTATAACCCCTAAGGGTAAGCTCTTGAGGTATCCCTGAGCTAGTACCATCCCATGTGGCCAAGGTATATCCTGGGGACATTACGGAGCTAGCAGGTGGTATATTTGTGCCATTGATCGACAAGGATGTAAGGGTAACCACTGGCCAATTTCGAAGGACCATTCGTTGGTTGTTAACCCCATCTCGTAGTTCAGTATAGGTAGCCCTCGTCAATGAGGGTCTTTGCAGGTAGTTAAGTGCAGCCCCACTCACTTGGGTGATAAGGCGGTTTAGGAGGGCATCATCATCACCTGAGGTGATGCTAAGCCAATCCTTTACCACGTCTAGGGTTGTTAAATCCATGCATTTTCTTTCAATTAGTTAAAAGATTCGTCGGGGTTGGAGTCGAACCAACTTCTCATCAAGGGTTTTAAGTTTGCTGCGCTTGAAGCCACCTAAGCTACCCGACGTCTCTTCAATCCCCTTGCAGGGGAAACTTACTAGCCATTACCTATTTGAGTTATCACCCCAAGGCAAAACGGTGCATACACGGCTAACACTTCTTCAGAGTAAACCCCGAATTGGTATTCGCGTGTTACGTCAGCCCACTCTTTCGAGTAGTAGTCACGGCGGGTCAATACTTCAGCGACGTTTGGCGTAGCATTCGTCTTGAAGTAAGGAGGCAACGTCTTAGCATAACCAAGCAACGTGCCTGGTGGTAAGGTAGGATGCACCATGATTGGGATCTTACGGCCACCTGGGATGTACGGGTTATGGTAGAACGAGATCACGCCATAGCCTGTTACATCAAAGCCCTCAGAGTCACCAAGCACGCGAAGTAGCGGTGCGCTAGAGCCGTTCAACACACGAGACGTGATGTTGGTAAGCTCTTGAGCATTCACGTAGATCACGTCAACAGTCACCTTGTAGTTGTTCCACAAGGACACCAACATGGTATCGATCTGGTCAACGTTGCCACGACCAGAGGTCGTAAGCAAAGCACCATTCATCGAGTTCACATAGGCGTTCTGAGGAGAAAGGGTCGTGTTGTTGAAGGCCTGGGTTAACAGACCATCAAAACCAGTTACCTGGTTGGTGCCGCCGCCAGCTGAACCGTTATTGACCGAGAAGTCACCAACCGTAAGGTTAGAGAGCAGCTGACCGGTCGTTGTAGGAGCAGCGGTGAAGGTGTAGCTAGGCACGGTCGTGATGCCCTGCAGGTAGAGTGCAGAGGTAGCGTTTGACGTGCCAACATACCAAGCCCAAGCAATCTCACCAGTCTTAGAGGTGGTGGAGAAGGTCGCTGAGATGGACGAGCTAGGTGAAGCAGTTGTGGTCGAGATTGCGGATTCTTGGCCACAACCACGGTTAACTGTCATCGTCTTAGCGTCAAGCGTGGTGATCACAGACTGCTGGTTCACACCAACGGTCGCAGATGCAGGCACGTTCGGCAAGCCGGTGATGGCGTTCAAGCCATTGCTAAGCACGTAATCACGGTAGCCTTCGTAGGTCAACCCTACAACTGCTGCGTAGTATGGGCCACCAGTAAAGCCACCGGTACCAGTGATCGCACCAACTGGCTTATTGGCAGTGCCAAGAGCCAAGCTGTAGTTGCCACCGAGAAGCGCATCTTCTTCCTTAACCATCAAGGTTTCAAGCGCGAAGAAGTGAGCTGCTGCCAGCGCGTCCTCAAAGCCTTGGGAAGCTGATTCACCTTCATAGGTCACGTTGCCATCAACACCGATGCTCGCGTACGAGGCAGAGGCGTTAAGAGCGGTCAGCGAGATCAGCGGAGCACGCTGGCCTTCGTTGATCCACGCGATCGACGGCGCACCGCCACGGGTGTAGGAGCTAGAGTTCGCGATGATCGCCTTCCAATGCGCGATCGTGCCTGGGTTAGGACGACCTATACGTGGGAGACTTTCGCGAATTGGGGACAGCCAAGGCACAAGGTGCAATGCAGGAGCACGCAGATCGTACGGGGTCAGGTTGCTGCCGGTGCTTACTGACGCCTTAGCCAGATCAGCTGCATCAACGCTACCCTTTTGGATGCGTGACTTTGCAAGGTAGGCTTCCGACGCAGGGCGAAGAACAGCCTTCATCACCTCAGTGCGGAGAACCTTGTTTTCAGGGGTTTCCACCATCTTGTAAACGCCAGGATTTCCCTGCAGGGGAACCTCACGATACTTAGCGGCGCCAGTGTCATACTTGTCATAGACCTTGACGAGCTCGTCTGCCACAGCTGGGTTGGTACCA